AGCAATGAACTATTTGAATCCCAATGCGGCATTTTACTTTGACCATTGTTTGTATTCAGCTGGCCATGCCAACTTGGATTTGACCAAACCTGATCCGAGTGAGGATATGTTCCGCAACAGAGACCGTAGCACTAGTTGGGTATTAGGTGACTCGGGCGGATTCCAGATTGGTAAAGGTGTCTGGGAAGGCGAATGGAATGATCCTACAGGACCTGTAGTTGCACAACGTATGGCTGAAGCTGTGGCCAAAGGTATTGAACTAGTTCCGCAGATGCATCCAACGGGTCATGCCAAGACAGACAAGAACGGCAATCCCAAGTATACCAAGATCGACCATGTTAAAGTATATCAAGCTAAACTGGATGCGGCTCAAAAGAAACGCAGTCAAGTGTTAACTTGGATGGATGCACTCATGGATTATGGCATGGTATTAGATATTCCAGCATGGGTTGCTCGTAGTCCAGTTGGTGCTAAAAATAGTGGAATTGCCAGTTATGATCAAGCGGTTAGTGCAACCAAGTATAACAATGAATACTGGATCAAACATCGTAACGGTAATTGTAAATTCTTAAATGTATTACAAGGCGAGAATCACGCACAAGCAGAAGATTGGTATCAGCAAATGAAAGACTTTTGCGATCCAACAAAATATGAACGTCCGTTCAACGGCTGGGCCATGGGTGGCCAGAACATGTGTGACGTGGATTTAGTATTACGCAGATTAGTGGCATTGAAGTTTGATGGCTTGTTGGAAAAAGGTCATCAAGATTGGATGCACTTCTTGGGCACCTCTAAATTAGAGTGGGCATTACTTTTAACTGACATACAACGAGCCATAAGGAAATATCACAATGCAAACTTTACCATATCTTTTGATTGCGCCTCACCGTTTTTGGCAACTGCAAATGGACAAATCTACGTCCAAACAGAAATTACAGACAGAGAAAAATGGCTCTACAGAATGTTGCCCAGCCTTGATGACAAAAAATACAGTCAAGACACACGTCTCTTCCAAGACGTTGTAGTACAAGACAAGCACTTTAGCAGTTTTACCACCAGTCCTTTAATGGACGGAGTCCAAGTCAAAGACATCTGTATCTATGGTCCTAATGATGTGAACAAAATTGGCAAAATTGGCAAGACATCATGGGATAGTTTCACTTACGCAATTATGATGGGCCATAATGTTTGGTTGCATTTGAACAGCGTACAAGAAGCCAATCGCCAATATGATGCTGGTTTATGTCCTGCTATGTTAGTACAAGAAAAGTTTAATAGAATTTATTTTAAAGATGTTGTTGATGCTATCTTTAGTTGCGACGACAGAGATACTGCTAACGCAGTTATCGATAGCTTTGATAAATTTTGGCAAGCTATTCCAGGTACACGTGGCGCTATTGGTAAGAAAACTGTTAATGCTAGTACCATGTTTGCCAACTTGTTTGACGAAGTAGGCGCAGATCCTGTACAATCAGAAGACGAAGCGGATTTTGACGAATCTGCAATTGATAAACTAGACGATTTGGAAGCCAGCGTCCATGACATTACCTGATGAAAGATATCGAGCAGTAGTACAGACTCAAAGATTCTTATTAAAAATCTTGACCACTCCTCGAGTTCCTAAAGCCGTTAAAGATGAAGCAAGAGCATGTTTGCGTCACTATCCCAGCGAATGGGATATGGAGCAGGCCGCAGAAGCAAGCCCGCATGTGTTTGCCAAACGTATGGAAGATGTAACTCGAATGTTTAAATCCTACGAGGAAAAGAAAAATGAGCAAGCGTAGTCTAGTAATTGGCATGGGTATTGGTAACTTGTACAAAGATGTACTAACAAAACTTGGCCACGAAGTCATTACAGTTGACAAGGACACTAGCAAAGGTGCGGACTTTGATTCAGTAGATTCAGCTTTGGTAGTATATGGCTTGTTTGATACTGCTCACATTTGTACTCCTAACTTTACACACTTTGAACTGGCCGCTAGAGTTGCTCCGCACAGTAAAATTGTGTTTATCGAAAAACCAGGTGTTGCTACAAGCGATACATGGACTAAACTTGTAACTACATTTAAACAAACACGTTTCATAATGGTTAAAAACAACATGTGGCGTGACAACATAGCCGAGCTAGCAGAACTGGCAAGCAAGGCTAAAACTGTAAAGATTCGTTGGATACGTAAGAATTGTATTCCCAGTCCCGGCAGTTGGTTCACTACTAAAAAATTGGCATTCGGTGGAGTCAGCAGAGACTTGATGCCGCACTTGTTGAGTTTGTATGTTGCTATGAATTCCGATTGGAAACATGATACTGTCAGCGGACAGACTGCTATGCAATGCTGGGAATTAAAAGATATTGAAAATACTGATTACGGTACTATCAATCCCGATGGCACTTATAATGTTGACGACATGTGTGTAATCAACTTTGGTAACAAATGGCGCTGTGCGGCCAATTGGCGTAGTATGGACGAAGAAGACAGTTCTATCGTATTTGTCATGCCAGATAATACTATAGAACGATTTGAATTGGGATGGTGTCCTGAAGAAGCATATCATAATATGATTGTGGATGCTATCACTAATATGGACAATTCTGATTTTTGGTTACAGCAATATGCTGTTGATAGTTGGATACATGAGAGAATAGATCATCTATGACACGCTGTTTACAAACAACAGGACAAGGCTTCTTTGAAGAAGTAGAATACGAACTCCCTTCGTTAGGGCCAACAGAAATTTGTGTTCGTGCTATTATGACTGGAGTATGTCGTAGCGATATCGATATGATGCAAGGTAATTTTGGACCTTTACCATTAAGTATGCAAGGTCACGAAGGATTAGGACAAGTAGTAGATGTCGGCTCCGAAGTTACTAATGTGGAAAGGGGCAACTTTGTAGCAACCAGAGGCGAGCCAGCATACGCAGATTTTTATAATGTTCGCAAAGACGAATACGTGCAAGTGCCAGAAGCGCACCCACGTTATATTCTTGAACCGATTGCTTGTGGTATTAATACTGTAGATGTTGCCGATGTATCTAGAATAGACAAAGTACTAATTATTGGCAGTGGATTCCTAGCCTGGGTAGCTTATCATACACTAACCAAATTTAAACATTGCGAAAATGTAGATGTACTAGGTACTAGTAATATCGATCTTTGGGGAGATACACTGTTACTCGGTACTAGCGAAAGTTATGACGTAGTTATTGACCTAAGTGGAAAATATGAGCTAGGTATCGATATTAACCTAAATAATAATGCACTGATTGTTGATGCAGTTGGTAAAGCAGTAAGTAGAGAAGAAGCACAGCAACAACTTTGGAAAGCTGTTACTACTATTAAACCAAGTCCACGTAATACAAACTTCTATCAATGTATGAAGGATGCTGTTTGGATGATTGAAAACGGCTATCTAGAGGTTGATAGTTTTTGGACTCGGTGTTATAATCGTAACACTGAATGGCAACAAGCGTTTGCGGATGGTGTGGATCGTCCGAACGGTTACAGCAGAGGTTATATCAAATGGGACTAAACACTGAAGAACGACAAGACGTCGTTTACTTTACAGGTTATGAAGTTGAACATACTATTTGTTATGGTATGTTTACGTTATTTGTGGTAGGTACTCCTCCGCTAGAAGAAATCTTGCGTAAAGCTGACGACACTCAAGCATACTTGGATGAGTCTAAACGCATTAAACACATTTACTTTGGCACAAGTCAAAGTTTTAATCCTAAAGCAATTAGCCACGAAGAATATCGAGCGTGGGATGAAGTTATTATTGGTTGCCTTAAAGCAAACTATTGGGTTTCATTAGACTTTGGTGTTGAACACATTGAAGGCATACTGGAATCTGCCTATAACGAATATCCTCGCTTTGTCCCCATGATTAGTGTTAAGTTACCTTACATTAATCAACTCAACTATAATGCCACACTTAAACTGGATGACCGAACTTGGGGTGCTACAAATCCAGGTGTGTGGACACATCACTTACAGAGCTTGATGAGTAAAGACAAGTATACTCATTGGGATCAGTACACGCAAGATACAACACTATGATTATCAAACAAGACATTCGACCCAACAAAATGATTTGGGTCACCTTTCGCAAAGAAGGCATACATAAATACCCGGCGGCGCTGACAGATCCAGCGTTGGCTACAGGAGACGAATATGACGTATCTTTTTTGGGTTATCCTCATCGCCACATCTTTCATTTCAGGGTGTGGATCAATGTGCTCCATAATGACAGGGACATCGAGTTCATCCAATTCAAGCGATGGCTCGAATCGCTGTATAATGGTCAAGGTTCCGTTCTGAGCCTTGACTACAAGAGTTGTGAAATGATGTCTGACGATTTGTTTGACGTTATTTCCAATAAGTATCCGGGTCGTGAGATCTGGATTGAGATCTCCGAAGACGGAGAAAATGGTTCATTTATCAAATACTAATAAGAAGGCTTTATGGCTAAAAACTACAAAGAAATTAATTATTTCGAAACCCGCCCTGACATTGTTAAGATCTTCGGTGATCTTGAATCTTTGTTGGATTTTTGTAGAATCGAGTTGCTTCCCTACAACGAAGCAGACTTGTACAACAGAGAAAGCCATGTGTGGCGTTCTTTTGAAAACAGCCGTCGTCCAAAGAAAGCATGGACGGGCGAACGTAAACCGTACTTGGGTAAAAACCCTCGGCCACAAAATACGTTTAACAAGCCACGCTTCAACAACTAAATGACAATTTTCTTAGTTGACTTAGAATCAGTTGAGACAAGGTACACGGGTCAATGGAAGACTCATGTACCTGCTTTACTTAAAAAGGCAGGACACAATGTTCAAGTTATCTCTGGCCCTGAGGATATTCCTTCGGCCACTACTCCTGGTGCTTTTCTTAATTTTGGTGGCACCAATATATACAAGTCTCGTCAAGTTGAGCAAATGGGCCGTTTATTTTGCGACGGATCCGTTCATCCCGGCGACCACTTTATTTTTACTGACGCTTGGCATCCGGGCATTATAAACCTAAAGTATATGAGTGAGTTGCTGGGCATACCTGTAACTACACACGGCTTGTGGCATGCTGGATCATATGACCCTCAAGACTTTCTAGGTCGATTAGTTGGTGCGAAAAAATGGGTACGCCGTGCAGAACAAAGTTTTTTCCACGGGTTCGATCATAATTATTTTGCTACTGAGTTTCATGTAAAATTATTCTTTGACGAATTATTACATAATGGTGCTCCATCAGAAAACCCTTGGTATCATGAAGACTGGCAAGAACGCTACGACAACGGAAAAATTGTTCGTAGCGGTTGGCCTATGGAATATATGGAAGATACATTGACTATGTATAAGAACATGCCCAAGCGTGATCTTATACTGTTCCCTCATCGCATAGCGCCAGAGAAACAGGTAGATATCTTCCGTGACTTGGCCATACATTTGCCGCAGTATGAATTTGTAGTGTGTCAGGATCAGCAACTAACAAAGAATGAATATCACAATTTGTTAGGCGAAGCTAAAATGGTCTTCAGTGCTAACTTACAAGAAACTTTAGGTATCAGTTGCTATGAAGGTGCAGTGGTTGATGCTATACCATTAGTACCGGATAGACTAAGCTATACTGAAATGTATTCGGATACTTTTAAATATCCTAGCAAATGGACTGAGAGTTGGGATAGCTATAACGTATTTCGTCCAGACTTGTGTAAAGAAATTATACAGCACATGGATAATTACACCACACGTATTCCAAAAATTCGTAAACAAACACGTCAATTAACTGAAAACTTTTTCTCAGCACACGTATTGTTAGAAAGATTAAAATGATACTCAAACTGTTAGAACGCTTGGATCGCAAACGTATTATTATGGATCGACAATGTAACGAGCCATTACTAACTCGTTACTACTTGTTCCTAAAAGAACGTAAGCATTTTCCATTCAACGTGTTCTTACATAAGTTTCACAAAGGTGATCCCGGTGATGTACACGATCATCCTTGGCCGTATTTTACTTTAATACTTGCAGGCGGTTATTACGAATGGATACTTAGTGGCAATTGCCAAATACGCAAATGGCGGGGGCCTGGACACTTTAGATTTTGTAGTGCTACTAGCTATCATCGTATTGAATTAAAAGAAGGTGTAACACCTTGGACCTTATTCATGCCAGGTCCACAAACGAGAGAATGGGGATTCCTCGTTAAAGATAAATGGATACATAATGACTCATACTTATACGACAAACAACACAGTGGCTAATGGCGGAACTGTAACTTTAAATCCCGGTGGATTAACTGGTACGGGTTATACTATTGGATCAATTTCATCTTCACAATTGAATACCATCACTATATCAGGTGCTGGCGGCTCAGGTGGATTTGGCGGTGCTGGGCAAATTTATACAACTAACGGAACTGGTGGGGCTAACTGGGCTACAGCTTCTAATCCGTACGACACTGTAATGAAGATTAATCAAACTAATCCTCCAGAACTAGAAGTTAAAGGTCGAATGGTTATCAACGGTGTTGATTTAGAAGAACGGTTAAGTACAATTGAAAAAGTCTTGCGAATTCCCGAAAGAGATGTTAAACTAGAAAAGAAGCATCCAAAATTGAAGAAGTTATATGATGACTATATCAATGCATTGGGTAAGTACAGAACATTTGAAGCAATAAAAGGCGAAGATGAATAAAATTTATTACACATGGCAACAGGTAGAAGGCGCTTGTTTAGAATTAGCTAGACAGATGCATGTTCATTACTGGCGGCCAGATTATATTGTAGGCATTACTAGAGGCGGGCTTGTTCCTGCTAATTTGCTTAGTCAGTATATGGGCATTAAAATGAACAGCCTGGACATTAGTCTACGAGATGGTGGAGATACCGTTAGTAACTTAGGTATGGCTGAAGATGCGTTTGAGGGCAAAAAGATTTTAATAGTTGATGATATTAACGATCAAGGATCAACTGTTAATTGGATTAAGAATGATTGGCCAAGCGGCTGTTTTCCAGATGATCCTAAATGGGATTCTGTTTGGGGAGATAATGTTCGCTTTGCAGTTTTGACACACAATCAATCGAGTCAGTTTAAAGATCCAGATTATTATGTATGGTCCGTAAATAAAGCAGAACAAGACTGCTGGTTGGTTTATCCTTGGGAGGAATTTTGGTTATGAAGATTTTATTTAAATTTATTTTAGGAATTGCTATTCTCGTGGTAGCAGTGGCAGTAGGACCGATCCTAATGATTTGGTCCTTGAACACGCTGTTTCCAGCACTGGCAATTCAATATACATGGGAAACATGGACGGCCGCTTTCCTATTATCAGCACCATTCGGAAGCGGTATGTTTAGGAAATCTAAAGGAGATTAATATGACTCCAGAAGAAGAAAAGATTCATCTTGAACAAAAGATAGAACAGGTAAAATTGGATCTTGAAAGATTCAGACAAGGCGATAATTCTGATTCAAAACTTGAACATATGATGTTTTATCAAGATTATTTACAAGACGAATTAAAGATACTACAAAAAAAATTAAAAGGAATTATCAATGGGTGATGGCGGGAAAGGAAGTAAACCTAGACCGTTTAGTGTCAGCCAAGATGAATTTTCTAATAATTTTAAAAATATATTCGGTAAAAAGGATAAAGATATGCAAGTAAGAGTGGCAACAGAAGATAACTCATTTGGTAAATGTGGTTGTGGTCGTAGTCCAACTGGTAAATGTATTGGATGGCACGGGCTGAATGAAGAACAGTTAGCAGAAGCTAAACGAGTTTGGGATCTTGAAGAATATAAAAAACAAGCACAGGGTCTATGGAATGATAGCTGTACAAGTGGACGGGCCGAGTGATTACCGAAAATACTGTTACTATTGTATGGGATAATCAGAATGGATTCTGGTGGAATGAAACTTGTGCTATGGTATTAGAAGTATTTGGATTGCCTGGTAATAGGTACGAATCAAAGCCTGGACATGATGCTATGTTTTTCGATTTTAAAAATAAAAAAGATGCAGACCTGTGTCGTATATTACTAAGCGAGAGATTATGATAGTATTTCAAAATCAATGGGAAACATTTGAGTCTTTCGATTTTGATAAGTTAATCACAAATGAAGATCAAATTTTAGCAATGGCCGATATTAGGGCCATTATCAATTCCGGACAATATTTTACCAACAGTCCAAAATATCAAACCAATATAAATGTATTTGGACAATCCGGCGAGCACTGGATGAAGTTTAAAATGAGTTTTATATTCAGTTGTTTTATGTATTTGAAACAAGAAGTAAAAATAGATCAAGTACAAAGTTGGAGTTTTATGACTTCAAATAAAACTGTCGAGGATAGAGATAAACTTTGGCATACGCACCAATATGGTAGTGAAAGAACCTTATCGGGTATATACTACTTGCATATTCCGGATGACGTTACAGATATGGATACTTGTGGAACGGAGTTTGCTATAAATGGTTTGGATAATCCAGAACGTTTTACAGTTAAACCCGAACAGTACCAGTGGTTGATTTACCCAGGAAAAACTTGGCACAGACCTTGCCCGCCGCAGTCTAGTCAAGATCGTTTTGTAATTGCGGCAGATATGGTATTTTAAGGAGAACTACATGTACCACGAAAGTTTAGATGTTAAAGAATTTGTTGTCAAAGAAAGTGCCGGCTTCCGTGTGCGTGTACGCACACACGAAGTACTTGCTCCAAAAGGTCTATACAGTTTAGATTTTATCCAAGAAAGTTTGAACGATAAAGGCGAAGTACATTCGGATCAAACTTATAATTTTTTCATGACCAAAGATGAGGTCCAAACATTATGTCAAGGTTTGACAACACACGTAGTTTAATAGAATTGCTGTTATGGGTATGCGCAATTATTATTGTGTTTGCTATAGCTGTCATGTTCATGCCTAAGAAAGGCGATGTGATTCGATACGATTGCTCAATCTCTGAGATAAGTCCAGATTATCCTATCGAAGTCAAAGAACGATGCCGTAAATTACGAGCAGAAAAACTTTGACACGGCCTAAATAAACCTATATACTATACACTTAGGAGTAATAAATGACTGAATCCGTAACATATAAAAATATAGACGACAAGGGCTATGAAGAAGCCAATCTAGCAGATGCTATCCGCTTTAAGATGAAGCGTGATGGTAAAAGATTTTGGGCTGGCGACAATGTCAGCGAGTATCTGCATGAGAGTGATAAAGAACACTTGATTAACGAAGCAACTGTAGCTTTTGAAAAAGTGTTGGATACTCTACTAATTGATAGAGAAAATGATCCAAACAGTAAAGGCACAGCTCGACGTCTAGCTAAAATGTATTTTAATGAGGTAATGAGTGGTAGATATGAAACAGCACCCGACGCAACAGCGTTCCCCAATGATTCGGAGGACCGTTACGAAGGTATGTTGGTTGTCCGTAGTGAGCTTCGCAGTATGTGTAGCCATCATCACCAACCCGTTGTTGGCGTCGCTTACATTGGTATTATTGCGGCTGAGAAACTCATCGGACTTAGCAAGTATACAAGGATCGCTCAGTGGTGTGCCCGTCGAGGTACTCTCCAGGAGGAACTTTGCAATGACATTGCTAGGGAAATCCAAAAAGCCACAGGTGCAACAGACTTAGGCGTTTACATCCAAGCAACACATGGTTGTTGTGAGAATCGTGGCATTATGGCGCATAGCTCATTGACACAGACTACAGTATTAAAAGGTGCATTCAAAGACGACCTCGGTACTAAGAAAGAGTTTATGGACAATATTAAAATGCAACAAGAGTTTAGCCCACGTTAATATGTACCCGTTAGAACCTATGACCGTTGCAGAGATTCAACAACTAGTTGGCATTAATTTCATTCCAAACTTTCAAAAAGAAGTTGATGAGTTTATGACGCCTATGCGCAAACATATTGCAATGGGTCGACCGTTGAGTATGGGTAAAGAGACTTGGGAATATGCAGTTGCAGATAGTATTGCCGGATCTATATGGGCAGGTGCAGGCAATTCTATTGTTGATGTTAAAATTGGCACCGACACTGGATTAGATGTTAAAGGTGTTGGTAAGGGTGGATTATTAAAATCTGGTGGATACACTAAATCAGGCGAGGCTAGTATGTTTCAAACATACAAAGGTGTTACTGACAGATCTTTTTCAAAAAAAGATTCTGCTCTTCTTTGGCAAACTTTTATCGAAGGTTGGAACACTAAAGCAAAAACAGTCAAAGATTATTATCTACTTGTAATATTTAAAGATAAAAATTATGATTGTAGTATATGCGGATTTAAACGGGTTGGAGATCTTCCTGAATACAATCCTATGTTTGGATCGTTTACAACAGACACCGGAAGACCAAGTGATTGTAGTTGGCGGGTTGAGCAATTAGCCGATCCAAACCTACTTAGTACTGTTGTTGTAAGAAATAAAAAAAGATTAGAAATGAGATTACGTCCAGCCATGTATGATACAATGTATTCATTATCTATATACACATTCTAAAGGAAAATTATGACAACGGCTAAAGACTTGACGGATCATTTGATCCATCGTGCTAAAAATTTAAAAGAATTTGTAGTTGAACGCGAATGGGAAGAAATTCCCGTTGGTGTTGTTCGATTTAACATACAGCACACGCAAGGACATCTTGCTAGAATTTTTGTTCCTGCTCTTACACAAACAGAAGCAGAACATATGGTAGACGAATGGTTTGAAGGAGAATATTAATGGAACCCCGACACTTATACACATTCAAATGGACACAACCGTATTCAACATACCAGCAACGTCCATACCTGCGTAGCCAGCATGAAGCATATGAACAACTAGTTGAACGCATGTTAGAAGATGGTGATTTTAAAGAAGCACAATTAGCAATAGAAAAGGTTATGAAGTTATGAACTGGTTTAAACAAATGGTAGTTAAGTGGGTGCGGGAAGATTGGGATAATGCCAGGAATCAGCAAGAAGATTGTTATCCAAGTACCAAAATGAGCCGAGCCAATGCTATCAGCACTATCAGTGGTCGTGCTAGTATTGACAGCGAGCCCACACTTCAATTCAAAGTATATAATGCAGTTGGTGGTAAGATTGTAGAATTCCATCGTTACGATCCAAAGTCTGACAGAACTGATCGTCAAATTTATATCATCGGAAGAGATGAAGACTTTGGCGAAAAGATTGCTAAAATTTCAACACTAGAGGTGTTACGATGAACGTACAAGTACCAGCAGAAGGCATAATGAAAACAAACGATTGGGGAGACAGTAGAGTCTATCGAATTACTTGTAATTGTGGAGATGAAAATCACAATCATAACATGTGGGTTGAAGCAGACGATCACGATATTACTGTAACCATTTATACCACAGGCAAAACAAACTATTGGTCAAAAACACGGTGGTACCATATTTGGACATTGTTGACCAAAGGTTATATTGATACTGAATCAACAGTATGTTTAACCAAGCAACAAGCACTCAATTATGCAGAGACTTTGAAAAGTGCTATTGATGATCTCGAAACTTTTCGTAATACTAGACAAAACAAAGAAGAACGTGCTACAATAAAGAAAATGGCAAATGAACAGGATTGTGTATGAGTAAGATCAAAATAGCGGAACTGTTTTACAGTATCCAAGGTGAAGGACGTTACATGGGCGTCCCGTCTGTGTTTCTGCGCACATTTGGTTGTAATTTTAAATGTGCTGGCTTTGGTATGCCACGTGGTGAAATGAGTCACGAGGCTACTGACATTGCGGCTACACATACTATGATTGAGTCTTTTCAAAAGTATGAAGACTTGCCGTTAGTCAGCACAGGCTGTGACAGCTATGCCAGTTGGCATCCTGACTTTAAAGACTTGTCGCCTATGCTTACTAGCGAAGCAATCGCAGATCGTATTATGGAAATTCTTCCGCAGGATCATTGGAAAGATGAACACTTGGTCATTACAGGCGGTGAGCCATTGTTAGGTTGGCAACGTGCTTATCCAGACCTGTTGAGTCATCCTAAAATGGCAGGTCTTAAAGAAATTACATTTGAAACAAACGGTACTCAAAAGCTAACAGAAGAGTTTAAAGAATATCTAGCACAATGGCAGATGTATACTGATTTTTCTAAAGAAGTCACATTTAGTGTAAGTGCTAAACTTCCATGTAGCGGAGAGAAATGGGAAGAAGCAATACTCCCAGAAGTAGTTTGTGAATACGAAGACTTTGGTACGGCATACCTAAAATTTGTTATTGCTACAGAACAAGATTTTGCCGATGCTGAACGTGCTATTGGGGTCTATCGCAAAGCAGGATTTAAAGGACACGTTTACTTAATGCCAGTGGGCGGTGTAGAAAGCGTGTACACAATGAATAATAAGAACGTAGCAATACTGGCTATGAAAAACGGACTACGTTATAGTGACCGTTTACAAGTGCCATTATTTAAAAATGAGTGGGGAACTTAATGAAAAAGTTTATTAGAAAAATGTTTGGTATTGATAAAATACTAGAAGAAAAAGATTTGGCATTGGCTGGTGCTATCAAAGCCAAGGAAGACGAAGCAGTTGCTAAGATGTCACCAAAAGAACGTGCTACCAAACGTAAAGAACCGTGGGTGAGTGTTTTGGAAACACACGTGAATAAAGACAATCCAGCAAATGGCTTTTTTGAGCTTGACTGGAACGAGTATTTTGTAGTACAATTAAGACAAGCCGGATACGGCCTTGAAGGTGATACAGACGAGTTGGTCGTTGATCTTTGGTTTAAGACACTAGCACGTAATATGCTCAGTGACGAAGGACTGGATATGAATCGCAGTCAAGGTTTTATCAATGTTCAGAAACTAGACGCAAACAGATCGGAAATTGGATGACATATATTATAGTTGATACTGCTAACACGTTCTTTCGTGCTAGGCATGTGGTACAAGGCAGTGCTGATATCAAACTTGGCATGGCGTTTCATATTACCCTAAACAGTATCAAGAAAGCATGGAACGACTTTGGTGGTAGCCATGTGGTGTTCTGCCTCGAGGGGCGAAGCTGGCGCAAAGACTTTTACAAGCCTTACAAAGCCAATCGTAAAGAAGCTAGAGATGCATTGACTGAACGAGAACAAGAAGAAGACAAGTTGTTCTGGGAAGCATTTGACGAATTTAAAAAGTTTGTAACTGAAAAAACCAATGCTACTATCCTACAGCATCCACGCTTAGAAGCAGATGATTTGATTGCTGGCTGGTGTCAAGCACATCCAGATGCTAAACATGTCATCATTTCAACAGATGGCGACTTTGCACAATTGATTAGTGGCAACGTTAGTCAGTATAACGGTGTAGGCGATTTACATATCACACACGAAGGCACGTTTGATGCAAAGGGTAAACCTGTTAAAGACAAAAAGACAGGCGAGCCAAAAGCCGCACAAGACCCAGAATGGATGCTGTTTGAAAAATGTATGCGTGGCGATACTAGCGATAATGTGTTCTCGGCATATCCAGGTGTACGTACTAAGGGTAGTAAAAACAAAGTCGGTCTTACTGAAGCTTTCGAAGACCGTAATGCCAAAGGATATTCTTGGAACAATCTCATGTTGCAACGTTGGGTTGACCATAATGGCGTCGAACATAGAGTACTAGAAGATTACCTACGTAATGTACACTTGTGCGACTTGACTGCACAACCAGAAGATATTAAAAAATGTATTCGAGAAACAATTGAAACAAATGCCGTACCTAAAACTGTAGATCAGGTAGGTATTCGTATGCTTAAATTCTGCAACGCATGGGACATGAAAAAGATCGCAGACAACATACAGTCGTATGCTGAACCGTTCCAAGCAAAATATCCGGTTACCAAAGCCGCTCAAAATTTATTCGAGGAACAACTATGAGTAAAGTATATCTAATTAAACCTCTTGAAAAGAAAAGTATTTGTTGGCATATAGAACTGTTCCGAGATAATGCCGACAACACCACTAGTTGGGTCAATATTGAAGATCACTATCGCTGGGGTCAAGGATTTGTTGAAGCAGACATGGATAGTAATCTTCCATTTGAAGGTGCAAAACAGGCCTACGCTCGTACAGACTGCGGCTGGGGCTCGGAACTTGAAGATGGCGTTGCCTGCTACTTTACATACAGCGATGACTTTACTGACGAACAAAAAGAAGCGTTTGAAACATCTTATCACGAAGGCGGTGCGGCTTGGTTGTTTGACGGTGAGCATGATTGGCAAGTTGAAGATGATTACCTTACCATCGATGCTCCGTATCAAGTTAGTCTAGTTGAAGATGACGGCACAGTTATTGAAGAAAATGTCAAACTAAGATCTAGGCCAAAGCCCAGTACAAGTTGGCCTTTTAGCCCAGAATTTCCCCAGCCTGATAGTGAAGGCGGAGAAGCAGATTAATGTTAATCGAAGAATGTACATATAAAGAAACATGTCCCAATAGGACAGCAACTTGTGAGGTAATAACTATGACAGAGATACACGCCAAGCCCATCGTAGATGGCAAATTTTGGATTGTAGAAAAAGACGGCACTAAAATTGCCACACTACATAAAAAAGAAAATAACCGGTTTGTGTTATCCAGCACTAACGGCGAAGTAATGTTTAATAAAAAAGAAGACTTGCAAAAACAATTTGGCAAAGAATTCTTTCTGAAGAATACCAAAGTCAAAGTAACTTCCGCAGAACCTGAAACACATGAAGTACATGGATTTCCTGCCATGTGCAAACCATACAACAGCATGTACGATGTCAAACGTAAACTACCTTTGTTTACCAAATCAAATGCCAGTAAGAGTTTATATTGTGCTGGATACTATACAATTAAATTTGAAAAGGGATGGGTACGTAGTTTTTGCCCCAAACTAATTACAATCGAACGCTATCCAAATAAAGGTCCGTTTATGAGTGAGTTTGAAATGAAAGCGGTGTTGGCAAATGCAAAATCCAATTAACACTGCCGCACTGTTACAATTTACTCAACTATTGAAGTCAGCTGAATTGACGCAACAAAAAGAACTAAAGATGACAATTCAGCAGGCTAGATTACTTAATATAGCCCTTACTGAGGTGTTAGCCAAGCTGTCGCAAGATTATGAAAGTCTATTCCACGCATTAAAAAATGCATCTGCTACAGAAGTAGTTAACATACAACTAGATGGCGGAGTGTTTGGCGAGGAAAAATAGATAAATATATGCGTACATATCGAGACGTATATTATGAGTCGACCAAAGCCAAAAGTATTATTAGAATACATAAACAAAAAGACTTACAAAGCTGAACAAGTTTTGGAGTCTGAAGCCATCTGGGCTGTTTTCTATAAAGCCGAGCCTTTCAATCTAAAAAGTTTTAGTAGTGTAACCAGTTATCCCGGACCCAAATACAAAAAGACCAGTTTTAGTAATCCCGGCCATGCACACAATCTAGCAAAAAAATTAAATTTAACTTTTGGCACCACGGAGTTTGAAGTATATAAACTTACCACCGGTACCCCAGTTAAATGATCTCAAAAGAAACATACACCAAAATCTTTTTAAAATCTTGGGACAAAAGTAGCGATGATACCAATGTCAAGATATTTCAAAGAAAGTGGTTTATAAACAACAGAACCAAAATTGGCGGTGGGCTTAGGCTTACCGAAGATGGGTATGAATTTTTGACTGCTGAATTGGATTTGGCAAGTTACGAAATTCCGTTTACCGAACCAATTGATCTAAGCCCCCAAACAATTATTTTTATGGATAGATATATTGACTGTCCTTACTATCTTACCAATCAAAGCATTACTGTATTTTCGGAAAAGAAAAGTTTTGAGTTGTACTTGTTTTCGGACGACATACGCAAATTTGGGCTGATTAAAGCCATGAAAAATAGACAAAGTACAGAAGATTCTGCTTGACTAAGTTACAACACGGTGCTATAATACTTACATAGCGTAAAAGATTACCTAGCAATTTAAACCCGTAACTTAAAGGAAATGCAAAATGGCAGAAGTTAACAGCCGCACAGTTGGACCAAAAGGCGCAAAAAAATCATTGCGTAAAGCGTTCAAAAACAAACGTCCAATCTTTCTGTGGGGTCCTCCCGGAATTGGTAAATCCGATATTATCAAACAACTTGGTGTAGAGCTTGATGCTCATGTTATCGATGTTCGTTTGAGTCTTTGGGAACCTACTGACATCAAAGGTATTCCTTACTTTGACTCAAACACAAGTAAAATGGTTTGGGCTCCTCCAAGCGAACTGCCTGATGCAGAACTTGCT